CTACATGTTGATCATCTGACCGTGCCCGCTAGATCACTGGGATGAAGCGGGTTCGGTCCGCGAGGAGTCCGCAAGACGTTCCGCGAACACCTTCGCGACGGCCGCCCGGCCGGTCTCGTCACGGTCGGGCCAGAGGTGCCCGTACACGTTGAGGGTGATGCTCGGCGACGCGTGGCGGACGAGGGTCGAGACGGTCTTGACGTCGAGTCCGGACGCGATGAGCAGCGACGCGTAGTAGTGCCTCAGGTCGTGCAGCCGGAACCCCTCGGGCAGCCCCTCGACGACCTCACGAGCCGCCTTGAACTTCTCGTTCAACATCGTCGTCGACACCGGGCGCCCGATCTCGTTCACCACGATCGCGTCAGTCCCGAACTTCGCGGGCATCTTGTTCAGCTCGAGCGCGAGGGCGAGCGGGATCGGGACCGGCGTGCGTGACTGCTCGGTCTTCAACGGCTCGCCGTCGTTCTGGAACGCGGGCGTGATGACGCCGCGCATGAAGTCGACGTCGGACACGCGGAGCGCGATGATCTCGCCGCGACGCAGGCCGGCGAACGCACCGAGCAGGACGGCCGCCTTCATGCCCTCCGGCATCGCATCGTGCAGCGCCCACACTTGCTCCGTAGACGCCACGTACGGCACCTGCTTGCCCCGCGGAGGGCTCGTACGCCGTGATACCGGGGAACGGGGGATAAGGCCGTCGTGGACGGCGTCAGCGAACACCTGCGACAGGCGTCCGTGGATGTTGTACACCGTCGTCGCCGCGAACGTCTCGCCGAGCTCGGTCATCCACGACTTCACCTCGGACGGCCGGATCGACCCGAGCAGACGGTCGCCGAACTTCTCGACCACGTGATGCAGCTGCACGCGCGCGATCGCCACCGACCGCGGCCGCGCGTTGTACCCGGCGAGCCAGGTCGTGACCCAGTCGCTCACGGTCGTCTTCGCCGTCTTCGGATCGACCCAGGAGCCCGTGATGATCTTCGCCGTCTCCGCGTCGAGCCACCCTTGCGCGTCGACCTTCCGATCGAAGTGCTTCGCATGCTCCTTCCCGGCCGGGTCCCGGTAGCGGGCGCGCCACTTCCCGTCAGGGCGCTTCTTGATGCTCGCCATGCCGAACTCCTAACGCTCGGCTTGTTCATTGCGGTAGTGCGACTCCATCGCTTCCCGCAGCGTGTCCCATTCTGCATTGAGAAGGTCTAGCAGCTGACCATTCTTCGAGTATGAGGCCATCCTTGCGTCCTGCTCGGCCGCTTCTTCTGCGGTGAGACCCGTCGTGAATTTCCGATGCTCCGCCGTGCGCTCGGCGTCAGTGTCGCGAACCCACTCGTAGTAGACCGCGATCGGGCTCTGCGTGATCCAGTCCCGGAAGCCCTCAACCTGCCGACCGGTCAGATCATCCGCGGCCTCATCAGCGGTGATCGCGAGCAGCATTTGGGCATCTTCGTAGCGATCGAAGGCTTCCTTGAGCGCTTTGTACGCCGCATGCATCCGGGAGGCGCTGAGTTCGGCAGTAGAGGCCTTGTCGGCATACGTGAGGTAGATGGACGGCATCTCAAGAATCGAGGCGACGTCTTCTGCCTCCGCTAGGCGAAGTGGTCGATCGCCCTTCTCGACCGCCCAGACCGTTGCCTGCGACCACTTCCAGCCCGCCGACTTCATGGCATCGGCTAGGTCCTTCTGACTCTTGCCGCGCTCCTCACGAAACTTCGCCAGGTTTCGCCCGATCTGCTCGTCACTGATTGTCATGCGCTCAGAGTAACTGGGTGAGCTAGTCGACTTCAACTCGCCCCGGCAAATCTACGGTCGCACCCGACACGCGTGAAAACTAGTTGTCTATGACTGGAGTCCCGTGTTAGCGTGTCGTCATCAACAAGGAATGGAGGTCGACGAATGGGTCGGCTCTTGACGATGAAGGAAGCGAGCGAGCGACTTCGCCGCAGCGAGAAGGCGCTTGCGTGGCAGGTGCACCGGAAGCAAGCCCCACCCTCAGCTCTGATCGGGGGACGCCGCATGTTCGACGAGGAATTGCTCGAGGCGTGGATCGCCGAGCAGTTCCAGAAGGCGAGCGCCTGATGCCCCGAGGAGGTGATCCCACGGCCGCGAAGGCGCGGCGCAACCTCGAATCGGCGTCGGCGCTCCCCGACCGGCTCACGATCGTCGACGTCAAGCTCGGTGTCTGCGAGGTCCACCTCACTCGGGAGATGTCGTTCGAGCTGTACAAGCTCCTCGACGTCCGGCCCGACAATGACGGCGTTCTCTACGCCGTCGAGCTGAAAGAAAACGCCCCGAAAGCCGCTGCAACGGCCCGGGGCATCGACCGAATCCACTAGGAGAAGAAACGACCATGACCATTGTAAGCGCGACCACCCACCAGCGTCTCGCCGCGGACGAGATCTCGCGGAGACATCTCAATCGTCTCGGTGACATCGAGGATCAGACGTCCGCGCTCCGCGCCCAACGGGATCAAGTGCTCGCGAAGATGATCACCGAGCTCGAATGGATGGACATCGCAGTCATCCGTGAGCGTGCGCACAGCATGGACAGAGAAAGCCGGCCGGTCCCGGTGGGTGCTGAGGTGCATGTAGTCCGCCAAGACCATGACGTGCGTGGCCTCATGTGGCATTTGTTCCATCTTGCCGAGGACTGCCCCGGTCATTGGTGCGTTCACCCGGGCAAGCCTCGCAGGGCGCGGGGAGTTCGGCGTGGGAACGGATTCGACTTCACATTCCTCGGCATCTGGTACGTGGCCGGGAATGACGGCGAGAACGTGGTGCTCATCCCGACGAGCCGCAGCACGGTCGCTTGACGATGGGGTACAAGAGCAGCGAGTGGGCGTACTCGGTGAAGATCCCGGACGGGCCGCAAGCATCGGCTCAGCGCGCCGTGCTCGCTGCTCTCGCCCATTGCCGGAACGACTCGAGCGGGAAGTGCAACCCAGGCCACACGCGGCTCGAGACGATGACGGACCTCAGCCGCGCAACCGTGAAGCGAGCCCTCATCGGCCTCGAGGAGATGGGACTCCTCGCGCGAGTTGGAGTCTTCAAGGACCGGCAGCGCGTCGGGACGAACTACGACCTCCGGAGGGATCTCACTGAACCCGGGTCCACAGTGACCCCGGCTCATGATGAACCCACCCGGGTTCACGGTGAACCCACCTCCGTTCAGGGTGACCCCACCCCCGGGCTCATCGTGGACCCACCCCGGGTTCACGGTGAGCCCCAAATAGGAATACAGGAATCTCAGGAACTGCAGGAAGGGAACAGTCTCGCGATCGCGTGGACTGACCCGTTCGACGAGTTCTATACGGCATGGCCGAAGAAGGTCGACAAGCCGGCCGCACGCAAGGCATGGCCGAAAGCACTCGAACGAGCAGCGGCAGACGGAGCATCAGCCCACGACATCGTGAACGCGGCCACCGCCTACCGAGACAACCCCCACCTTCCGGACAAGCAGTACATCCCGTACCCCGCTACCTGGCTCAACCGCGACGGCTGGAACGACGAACTCCCCGGCCCCCGCCACTCGCGAGACAGCGCACCCACCCGAAACGAACGCAACCTCGCCCTCGTCGCCGAGATCGCGCAGCAGGAGCAAGCAACCCAGAGAGGCATCAGCGCATGAACCTCCAAGACATCGCCAAGCTCATGACCATCGCCGCCGCGTACGACGGCCGCATCGTCGTCGACCAGCTCAGCATCCAGGCATGGCACGAACTCCTCGCACCATTCGAGTTCGAGCAGGCGAAGGACATCGTCATCGCCCACCAGATCGGGCAGGACCGCCACCGGGTGCTGCACGTCGGCGACATTCGCGAAGCGCTCGACGTCCGGGCCAACCGCACACGCAACCAGATCGAAGCCGATGTCCGCTCGGCGAAAGCCCGCGGCATCATCTCGCGCGACTGGCCCGAAGCGAAGGAGCTCGACATCGCGGACGCGGCCCGCCTGCAAGAACTCCGCGACCGCGACCGCGTGCATTGGGCGCTCCGCGCATGACGTGGGATAGTCTCCGGTTCCATGAGCACACCCGCGAAGGCCGCGATCTGGATCGGCGCCGCGCTCGTCCTGATTGCGCTCGTCTTCGCGCTGTGGCTCGCACCGTGGTTCTGGTGCCAGGGTCCGCGCGTCGGCATGACCGCGGGCGAGTGCTCGGCATGGTGGCGCGAGGACGCCGGGCAGCTCATCGGGGACTTCTGGGGCAGGCTCTTCACCTTCCGCCTGTAGAGCTCCACCATCTCCGGGACATCCCGAAGAAGCATCTTCCCGGCGTCGGGGAAGTGGTCGCATGACCGCTCACCACAAGCATCCCGAGTACGTGCGCAACGCACGCATCATCCGCATCCAGACCCGGGCCATGCACAAGCGCGGCACCGAGGTCATCTGCATCGGGTGCGGTCGCCTCATAACCCCGGACCAGTCGTTCGACGTGGGCCACCGCATCGACGCATCCCGGGGCGGCAGCCACGCCCTCCACAACCTCGGCCCACAACACCGCCGAGAGAACCGGCAAGCCGGAGGCCGGGCAGGCGCAGCGATCACGAACACCGCATCACGACGAGCACGACGACTAGGGAAGTACTGATGACCCGACTCGATTGCAGTTCGTTTCAAGTGTTCGTTGTCAGTACGAACGATCGGAGACTTCTTTGAGTCAGATCGCTACAGCCCCCGCCAAGGCTCTCATAGGCGTCTCTCTCTCCGAAGATGAGCGTGCGGATCTCCCCGAGAAGGTTCGGACGCATCCGTTGTTCGAAGAGGCGGCGTGGATCGAGCTTCGCGATTCGGGTATCGCGCCGTTGGTCGACACGGAGATGATCACGACGGAACGGGCGCGGGCCGAGTTCCTGATCGGAGCGTGGCTGCTCGACAAGACGTGGACGCCCGACGGCCGTGGGTTGATGGCGAACCTGAAGCCGCAGATGTTGCGCGTGGTCGATGTGCTCGGCGGTGGACGGTTCAAGAACGCGGTCATCCTGCCTCGCCGGTCCTCGAAGACGACGACGCTGTGGTGTGTGCTGCTCGGCCGGTGCTGGCTGAACGAGGGGCACCAGGCCGGGTACACCATGCTCACGACGCAGAAGAAGACGGCGGAGCGGTACCGGCTGGATGTATATACACCGGTCGTGAAGCAGTGGCCGAGTGAGGACACGCGCCCGATCAAGGTCTACAAGGGCAACGGCAAGGAGCACGTCGAGTTCGCGAACGGGTCGTGGCTCGGCATCCTCTCGCCGGATGGTGACGCGTTCCGGTCCGGCGCGTACGACACGCTCGTCGCGGACGAAGGCGGCGCCGCAAAGGTCGAGATGGCGGACGATGTGAAGTCCGCGGTCATCCCCGCGTTCGATACCCGGCCCGGGTCCCAGTTCATCGTCGCCGGCACGGCCGCGAAGTACCGCGACGGGAATCCGCTGTGGGATCTCCTGAACGATCCGAAGGCGGGCAAGGTTCGGTTCACGGTGGCCGACTCTGTGACCGACGAGCAGCTGTCCGCGTGGGAGCCCGAGGAAGACCACCCTGAAGCGCGCGTGCGCGAGCTGATCGAGCAGATGCACCCGGGTGTCGACAGCGGGCTCACGACGCTCGCGAAGATCGAGGAGAACTTCGGCGACCTCAAGCTCGAGCAGTTCGCTGAGGAGTACCTCGGTCTGTTCGGCTCGGTGGGCGCCTCGTCGGGTATCTTCAACCAGGAGAAGTGGGCGCTCGCAGGGTCGGGTGGCGAGATCCCCGCGCTGCTCGAGGTGCCCCGGTTCACGGTGGCGTTCGCGCCGCACCCGGACCAGCGGTGCGTGTCGATCGTCGCGGCATGGCGGGATGAGGACGGCAAAGCGGTGCCGGATCAGCTCGAGTGGCGGCAGGGCATCGACTGGGCGGCGCAGAAGCTGCTCCGCATCTGGCTCAAGTACAAGGTCCCGATCGTGTACGACGGTGGCTCTCAGGTCGCGCAGCTGATCGTCGAGACGTTGAACCGTGGGAAGCAGCGACCGAAGCTGCAGCCGCTCACGTTCGTCGACGTGAAGAAGGCGGCGTCGCTCGTAGTCGACGAGGTCGACCGCGGCAACGTGCTGCACTACCGGCAGCCCGAGATGGACTCGGCGGTGCAACTCGCCGTGAAGCGCAAGGCGGGCGTGAACGGGTGGGCGCTTGGCCGCGACCCGAAGAGCTTGAACGACGACATCACGGGCGCGGAGGCGTGGTCGTACGCGCAGCTCGCCTACGACTTGGCGAAACCGAAGAGGGCACCGAGAAAGGCGCGGGTGGTCACGTGAGCCGCTATGTGGAGACGACGTTGGAGATGACGACGGTGCGGTGCCATGAATGCCCGCACTGGTTCGCGTTCGCGAACGACAAGCTCGACGGGTGGAGGGTCGCGCGACAGCATGAACTCCGTGCTCACCGCGGCGAGAAGCAGGCTCTTCGCGCGATGAATTCATGCGCGACACGCCGCGCCGGGTAGGCACTTTCAGGCGTATACCCCCGGCCCGAACGTTGATATATGGGCTGGTTTGCGGATCTCTTCACGGGTGGCCGTGCGGCGTCGATCGCGGCCGGTCTCCCGAGCCCCTCGCCGACCGCGATCCTGTCGCCCTGGCAAGCCGCGACCCTGACGCGCATCGCGTGGTCGGAGATCTTCGACGGCGAGACGGACATCGTCGACCGCACCGCGGCGATGCAGATCCCCGCGATTGCCCGTGCTCGGTCGATCCTCGTCGGCGTCATGGCCGGCCTTCCGCTCCGCGCGTACGACGAGAACGGGCAGGTTGCCGATCAGCCTGAGTGGCTTTACCGCACCGACGGCCCGGTCTCGCCCTGGCACCGGATGGCGTGGACCATCGACGACCTCATGTTCCACGGCTGGTCGCTCTGGGCCGTGCAGCGCGACGGCGACACTGTCACCGATGCGGCGCGGGTGCCGTTCGAGATGTGGGACGTAGACCCGCAGACGGGCGAGATTCGTGTCGACGGGAAGGCGCCGCAGGCCAGCGAGGTCATCCTCATCCCTGGCCCGTTCGAGGGCCTCATCGCCTCGGGTGCTGTCACCATCCGCGGCGCCGCCGCGATCGAACGCGCGTGGGTGGGCCGTGCACAGAATCCGATCCCGCTGATCGAGCTGCACCAGCTCACCGACGACGAGCTCGACGACGACGAGATCGACGACATGATGGCCTCGTGGTCCGAGGCCCGCACCTCACCGACGGGCTCGGTGGGCTTCACCGATAACCGTGTCGAGGTAAGAATCCACGGCACCGTTCAGACCGACCTATTCGAGACCGCGCGGAACGCGAACGTCCTCGACATCGCCCGCCTGACCGGCATCCCCGCCGCGCTGCTCGACGGATCGATGTCTACCGCGTCGCTCACCTACTCCACGCAGCAGGGCAAGCGCAGCGAGTTCCTCGACTTCTCGCTCGGCTACTGGACCGCTCCCATCGAGGCCCGCCTCTCACTCGACGACGTCGTGCCGCGCGGTCAGCGCGTGCGGTTCGACCGCACCGAGCTCACCGTCAACCCGAACACCCCGACCGCTACGGAGGTCCCAGATTGAGCACGCTACTCGCCAACCGAGACGAGCGGACTGTCCGCGGTCTCCTGCTGCCGTGGGGGGAGAAATCGCGCGCGTCGAACATCGGCGCCGTCGAGTTCCCGCGCGGCGTCGTCTCCGTGCCGCGCGACCCGTCTGTCGTGGGCGCGAACATCCGCCACGACCGTGAGCAGCCCGTCGGCCGCGCTGTTGAACTTGAGGACACGGACGCCGGCCTCGTCGCCACGTTCTCGATCGCGAACACGCCGGAGGGCGACACCCTCCTCGACGACATCGAAGCGGGCCGTCTCTCGCGTCTCTCGGCCGAGGTGAAGGGCATCGTCCGTGAGGGCGTGAAGGCGCTTAAGGGGACGCTGTTCGGCGCCGCGTTCGTCGATGAGGGTGCGTTCGCTTCCGCGTCCCTGTACGCCGAGCTGGCGCCCGAAGCGGAGCCCGTCGAGGGTCACGTCGTGTTCGAGCCGGAAGACGGCCGTATCGAGGTCGCGGCCACCGAGACACCCGAGGAGGTGGTCGTGCAGCCGGTCGACGGTGAGCCGGTCATCTTCACACCGAAGACCCCCGAGGACACCCCGTCATCGGACAACCCAGAAGGAGAAACCATGACCGCAACTGCAGTCGTGCCGGGCGGGGTGCAGGCAGCGCCCACGGAGCCCGCCGCCACCGAGCAGACCCTCACCGGACTGTTCGAGACCATCGTCAACGCGAAGCGCACGCAGGACCCGGCGCTCATGAAGCAGCTCGCCGAGACCGGCGCTGAAACGCTGTTCGCCGCGCTGAGCGACGTGAAGATCTCGGGTACCAACCAGGTCGGTACCGGCACCGTCCAGCCGAAGTGGCTGGGTGAGCTGTGGGACGGCCGCGAGTTCGTCCGCAAGATCGTCCCGCTCCTGCTGCACGCCGAGCTCGACTCGCTCGAGGTGAAGGGCTACCGGTTCTCCACGCCGCCCACCGTCGAGGCGTGGGCGGGTAACAAGGCGAACGTGCCCAGCCCGTCGGTCGGGGTCGAGTTCATCACCGCGGCGCTTCAGCGTTTCGCCGCCGGCTACGACATCGCTCGCGAGTTCCAGGACATCCCCGCGGGTCGCCCGGTGCTCGAGGCGTTCATCCGCAAGCTCGTCGCGTCGTACGCGAAGGTGTCCGACAACTACACCCTCGCCCAGCTCGTCGCCGCCGCAGGCACCGCGATCGACGCCGAGACCTACCCGTCCGGTATCGGTGAGGCTCAGGGCAAGATCGTGCAGGGAGCGCTCGAGGTCATCGCCAACGACGCCACGCCGTCGTACGCGATCCTCGCGACCGACATGTACAAGGCGCTCGCCTACACCCCGAAGGATCAGGTCGCCGAGTTCCTCTCGACGAGCGTCGGCCTCGAAGAGGGCTCGATGGAGGGGTTCAAGATTATCCCCCACACCGGGCTCGCCGCGGGTCAGGTTCTCGTGGGTGCGAAGGAAGCGGCCGTCGTGCATGAGCTTCCCGGTTCGCCGATCCGCGTCAACGCGCTCGACCTCGCGAAGGGTGGTGTCGACGAGGCCGTGTTCGGTTACATCTCCGTCCTCGCTCAGTACCCCGAGGGTCTCGCGCTCGTCGGCGACGACGCGACGCCGTAAGCGGAGGGCGTAGGCGATGACCTGGCACACACTTGAGACCGCTCGTGAGGAGTGGGAGGACGCACCGTCGAGCGATCGACGCCTGACGGTGCTGCTCGAGAACGCGAAGCTCAAGGTCATCGCCTACGCCGGGCGTCGGCTCGAACACCTCCAGGACACGAACGTTGCGCCGCTCATGGAGGCGCAGCTTCGCGTGGCGATCAATCTGTGGAACGACGAGCAGGCAGACACGACCATCGTCGATTCGGACTTCCCGACGACGCGCCGGTTCCTCGAGTGGAAGAAGCTGATCCGTCCGCAGCGGGGGGTGCCTCGTGTCCGGTAGCCTCCGCGACCAGCTCGCCGCCGAACTCAAGGCGCTGCTTCCCGCAGCGTGGCGGTTCATCCCGAACCAGCGGATGCCGCAGACAATCTCGAAGGTCACGGCTGTTCTCAAGCTCACGCGTCTCGAGCCGCTTGAGGAAGCTCCGATCGGAAGCCTCCGCAGCACGATCGTGCTCACCGTCGTCAGCGCGCACCAGGACGACGTCAAGGCGGAGCTCGAACTCGATGACGCGGTGATCGAGGCGGCGACCGCGCTCGACGGTCACGCGTGGATCAGCTGGACCGGCGCCGAGAAGGTCGCCGTGAACGAGAAGTACCTCGGGTGGGACGTCACGCTCACCGCCATCACATCAAGCAAGGAGTAGACCATGGCAACCGTTGTCGCGACGCCGTACTTCGTCGGCGCATCGACCCTGACCATCGATGGGGACGAGTTCACCACCGCCATCAACTCGGGCGTTCTCACGCCCACCACGCCGACTGCCGAGTTCGTCGACATCGGCGGCGGCACCGTGAACTTCACCGGGGACCCGACGTGGGTGTTCGACGCTGGCTTCGCGCAGGACTGGACGACGGATGAGTCGTTCGTGCACTTCATGCGCATCAACCGCGGGCTGAAGAAGGAGGCCAAGCTCACGCCGGTCAGCGGTGGCCGCGGGGTGACCTTCACGATCGTCTGCCAGCCCACCGCGATCGGCGGCGGCGCTCGCGCGGTCGCCACGAGCACGGCGCAGTTCCGCATCGACGGTCAGCCCGAGTGGGACATCGACCCCGAGGCGAACGCCTGAACCATGGCGGGTATCGGCCGTATCTCGCTGCTCGTCTCGAAGGACTTGCAGCGCGTCGCAACTGTGGCGATGAACCTCGATCGCGAGGTCGCGTCACGGTTGCGCCGGCATACCCGCATGGAGGCTGAACCGATCCTCCGGGACGAGATGACGGGCCGCATCTCGTCCCGGTTGCAAGCCCGCGCGCTGCTCGACACCGCGCGCGTGTCCGTGTCGGACACGAACGTGATGCTCAAGACCGCGACGGTAGGGAAGATGTCGTCCGGCGTGAAGGCGTCTGTCGTCGCACCGATGGCGGAATTCGGCGTGACGCCGACGAAGCAGATCCGGCAGCGGTCACGGAAGGGCAAGCAGTACACGCGCCGCATCGGCGCCGTGGCCGGGCCGCCGCGCCGGAAGGGGTACGTGTTCTTCCCCGCTGTTCGGGAGGTCATCCCGCGTATCGCGTCGCTGTGGATGCAGACCGCGTACCGGACGCTCGCGGAGACGTTCGAGAAAGGTGAACGCTGATGGCCGGTTATACCGTCCCGATCGCTTCCGAGACGAAGGCGTTCAAGCAGGGCGTCGAGACCGGGATCATCAAGCCACTCGAGGAGGCCCAGGACGCCGCCGACGCGCTCGGCAAGACCCGCGGGCCCGAGCAGCTGGAACGCGATCTCAAGGCCGCACAGAAGGCCACGGAGACGCTCAAGGACGACACGGAGCGCGCCGCCCGCGCGATCGAACAGGACTACCGGAACTCGTACCGGCAGATGAAGCAGTCCGCCGACGAAGGCCTCAGCGGCGTGTCCGACAAGACCCGCGAGGTCGGCGACGAGATTAAGACCAACCTCGGCGAGACGTTCTCCTCGTTCCGCGGCGACCTCACCGACCTACCGCAGATCGCGCAGGACACCCTCGGTGGCCTCGCCGGATCGGGTGCACTCGGCGGCATCGCGGGCATCGCAGCGACCGCGGCAGGCGCGGCCGGTCTGGGTCTCATCATCGGCGCGCTCGAGAACGGGCAGCTCACCGCGGAGGAGATGCGCGCGAAGGTCGCTGAGCTCGCGCAGGCACTCATCGATGCTGGTGAGGATGGCGGGCCCGCGATCGACTTCCTCGTCGAGCGACTGCAGGCCATGGCGACGAACGCCGAGGATACCGAGACGTCGCTCAAGGAACTCAAGGAGCTTGCCGACGGTTCGGAGTCGAGCTTCTCGGATCTGGCGCAGGCGGCCGGTCTGAACGCCGAGGGGCTCCGCGAGATGTGGCGCGAGAGCGACCGCGCTCAGCGTGAGTACCAGAAGCTCTCGGAGGCGAACGACACCCTCGGTGAATCGACCGAGTACACGTACCGGCAGCTGCTCGAGATGGGTGAGGCGCAGGGCAAGGTCACCGACTATCTCGGTCAGCAGATCGGCTTGAGCGAGCAGGCGGCGGAAGCGCAGCGGCTCTACGCGGAGGCCGGCGGTCCCGAGCTTGAGGCGAAGGCCGGGCTCATCGGTGCGATCAACTCGGCGTACGACGATGCCGCAGGGTCGGCTGGCGACTTCATCAATGCCGAGAGCGGCGTCTTCGACACGGGCGCGTACATCACTGCCATGCAGGAGCGCGAGGAAGCGCTCCGCAACTACCAGACGTCCATCGCATCCTCGGGTCTCACGACCGAAGCTATCGCGTTCCTCAACGAGCAGGGCGTCGAGTCCGCCGCGCAGATGCTCGCTGGGTACCAGTCGGCGGCACCGGGACAGAAGTCCGAGCTCAACCGCATCTGGACCGAGGCGGGCAAGGACTCGTCGGGCGCGTACACGAAGTCGATCGACGCGGCGCTCCCGACGAAGGTCGCGAAGAAGCCGGTCGTGGAGTTGCAGGCCAGCACCTGGGAGGCCGAGCGAGCGATCGACCGCGTCGCGAACGAGGTCCGAACGACGACGATCCGAGCGATTGTCGTCGACGAGAAGGGCAGGCGGATCATCCCGTGAGCGACATCATCACCCGCAACTCAGTGCCGCCGGTCGCGATCGCGAACCTGCTCCGCGTCGTGCACAGCTACTCGGGCGGCCGGCGCGTCGAGAACATCCTTCACGAGCAGCTACACGGCTCGGGACACGTCGTCGTGCATCGGCCCACTCGTCTCCGGTCGGGGCGTCTCACGCTGCTGTTCGCGTCCGCCACCCACGCATCCGCGGCGGTCACGCTGCTCGCCACCCCGCACACGTTCACGCTGGCCGCGGACGTGGCCGCGCTGTCGATGACCTTTGTGCTCGCGCCGGGCGAGCTTGACCCCCAGCCGCAGCCACAGATCGCGGCCTGGCTCGTCACCGTCCCGTTCCAGGAGATCTGATGGTCACCCGTGCGCGTTACGAGACTCTCGTTCGGATCGCGCATCCGCGCGAGGTGAACATGATGATCAACCCGACCGCGGAAGTCTCGCTCGTCGGCGCTACCGGAGTGGGGCTCGCTGGCCTGACCCGGCAGACCGCGGGTGGGTTCCCGACCCCGCACGACACCGCGTTCCGCCTCTACGGCAGCGCATCGACCACCTCATCCTGGCTGAACATCGACGGCGACCAGAACGCCGGCATCCGCAACGGCATGCAGATCGGCGTCGAGTACACCGTCTCGGCCACCCTCCGCCTTGCCGCTCCGATCAGTGGCACAGTCGGCCAAGGTCGCCGCATCGTCGTCTACTACCGCATCGGCTCGGGCTCATACGTCGCCATCCCCTCGGCCCAAGCGCCGAACGCTGCAGGTCAGACGCGGCTCTCGGTCACGTTCACGCTCCCGGCCGGGACGACCGAGGCATTCATCCGGTTCTTCCACGGCATCCAGAGCACCGAATCCGTCTGGTGGCACAGCATTCGCCTGACACCGGGCACCGCGACCGACTACTTCGATGGAAACACCCCCGCATTCCGCGAGCTCGAAGACCCCGAGTACGGCTGGGTGCGCACTCCCGGCCTGTCGCCAAGCTGGCGCATCCCGGCCGGCGGCATCGACCTCATCGACGCCAAGTTCGACACGCTCAGCATCGACCGACTGCGGGTCCCGTTCATCGACGCCACGATCACGATGCCACACCCCGGCGACGAGGTCCTCGCCAGGCTCGACCCGCGCGTCTCGGACGACGTGATCCTGTACTACAACGTTCAGCATTACCAGACCACCGGCCTCGGGCCGGTCGACGAGTATGCGTCTCACGCACCAGCGACCGGCGTAGAAAACGGCCGTGGAAAGCTCTGGCTCCGCTCCATCGACGAGGATCTCGTGAAGGAGACGATCACTCTCCGAGCTACGAGCGGTGAGGTCCGGTTCGAGGACAAGAAACGCATCTCCGACTTCCCGCTCGACACCGGCGCCACCACGGTCGCCGAGCTGTGGAACTACGCACTCGTGGACGTTGGCGAAGCGGCGGCATATCAGTTCATCGATGGGTACGCTCTCGCGGCCATTCCCGCGGGCGATCGTCGCATGTGGATGCAGGGCGAGTCAGCCTCGCAGCTCTTCGAGACCGAGATGCTCGCCACCACCCAACCCATCCGCTCCTACTGTAACGATGTCGGCTACTTCAGTGTGCGTCAGTTCACACAGCCTCCCGGCTACTCCGGTGCCCTCGTCATCGACCTCGCGTCGGGTGACAGCGGCACCATCGTCGAGGCGTCGGCGAGCCGCTCACGTGACGACGGTTGGGCTGACGCCACTCTCGTGAAGGCGACCTTTGACGACGCCAACGGCGACCCCCAGACCCAGTACCAGCGCTACCCAGCCAACGGCGACAACCGCGCCGGGCAGGTCGTCGACATGAGCCGCCCGATCTATTCGAGCCTCATCGCTCAGAACCTCACCCGCGAAGCCGAACGCCTCGGCCGCACCGTCCGCATCACCGCCCTCGCCGACTTCCGGTGCCGACCCGGCCGCCGCATCGATGTCGAGCTCGCAACCGGGCGCACCTTCACGCTCGATGCCGACCGCGTCACGTACCGCATCCGCGAAGGCCTCATGGAGATCGAAGGGTACGAACGATGAGCATCACCCCCGCAGATATCGTCGCAACCACCCTGCCTAAGCTCGGCGGGTACATCCACAACAACTACCGATGGATCGAGGACCGCGGGCATTGTCTGCTGACGGTCGACGACCTAAAGCAAGTCGCTTCCATCCAGATGCTCGACCTCGCGGAACGATGGCCTGCCATCGCAGAGGACCGCGGATTCCCCGACGATCGAGACGCTCAGGAGAAGCTGTTCTGGGCGTTCCTCAAGCACGAGGTCAAACAGGCCGTGCAGGAACACGTTCAGTCGGTCACGCGGCAGTACAAGGAAGGCCCAAGCAGCCACAACAGCTTGGACGATTTCGACCCGAATGCACGTTCAGAGCACCCGGACGACGTTCGCACCGCGCTCTGGCGCTACGCTCCGCCCTCGATGTTGCTCGAGGACGTCGTCGACTTCTTCACGATCCAGCCGGTACAGGACAAGCTAGCGATCGCGCTGCGCTACTTCGATGGGCTCAGCCTCGAGATGCTCGCCGGCATGATGGGAATCGAGCCGGCGTCCTGTCGTTCTCGAGCGAAGCGGGCATCGAAGCGCATCCTCGACTACGCCAAGAACCAGTGCGTTGACGAGCCGAACGACCTCGAGCCACGTCGAACCCATGGATGGGAGACGCCCGAGGCGATCACGAACTACGTCCGAAACCGATATCGGACGGACGTCGCGAACTACCTCGGCTACGTCACTCTCTGCTTCCGGGCGGACGTTTCCTATCTGGTCGACATCCTGGACGCGGGGAACGGTGGTGTCTTTCGTTCCCCGCTCGCGGTCAACGGGAGAGCGACGTTGACCGCCTCGCAGCTGTTCGAGATCGACGCCAGGCTTGGAGGCGGCGAAACTCAATCGCAGATCGCGCGCGACATGGCGCTCCCCATCGCCACGGTTCAAAGCGCGGCGCACCGCCAGGTGGCCGCCTAGAATCTCGCGCCGGCCGTAGGGTGTCCTGCATGACAACGGAAGCGAAGATCACCGCGGAGATTCGTCTTGAGGTCAGCGACCCCCTGGCGCTCAGCGCGGCATACCTGATAGATCCCGAATACACAGACGGCGACATGCAACCCGATCTCGGATTCGACGCTGCTGCGATGCGAGCCGTGGTCTCCGCCCTCTCGCGAACCGACTGGCCGGAAGGCGTCACCCCGATCATCGACCTGCATGGGCCAGGCGGGACGGCCCGGGTCGAGCCGCGCAACCGGGTCTAGATGATAACCCCGCCTCTGTTGACGATGCGCTTAGTCCGCATTTAGTCCGCAAGAATCCCGATTCAGCCCGACATCCGGCAATCACGACCAATCACGAGATGCCCGTAATCACGCGGGAGTCGGACGCATTCAACGCCAGCCAATCAGGCTGTTCTACATGTTGATCATCTGACCGTGCCCGCTAGATCACTGGGATGAAGCGGGTTCGGTCCGCGAGGAGTCCGCAAGACGTTCCGCGAACACCTTCGCGACGGCCGCCCGGCCGGTCTCGTCACGGTCG